GCCAACCGTACCGCCTTGCGGCTGCACGACCAGTTTTGACACACTGAGAACATCCGTGATCCTACTTTCTCAATATGCCCGATCCGTCCAGTGTGTAATCCTGAGGAGGGAAGAAGTGCTCTCAGCACACAACACACCAGGGGGGTCTCGGTACCATGCCAGTGGGGCCATATCCACTAAGCATCTTGGCCTTCACCTCAGCCGTGTCCCCTAACACGGCACCAGGCTCGCCTCCCAATTCCATGGTAAACTGGGAGTTGAAGAATAAGGCGCTCACCGCTCAAAGAGCAAGACGGGGGGATCCAACCCCATCCGACACCGGGGTACGGCGCTGGCATGCCGTATTTTCAAAAGTGGTGTCATGAGACTCTCAGCATGGGCATTTCCTCCCATACTCCCCAATGCAAGAGAACAAATTCGCACCAAAAGTAATAAAACTCAACAAAAAGATGGGGCAAAGTGCAACTCCCATCGCATGCAGGTGCGGGTCGCGGCATGACCAATGCCGCTACATGCAAGTACGTCAACTTCATCGCCAGGTCTTGGGCACGGATGCCCGGAAGCTCTGGTAGTCTTGTAGGCTGCTGAAATTCCACGGATACAGTGTGAAATCCAACATTTCTTCAATGGTTGCTGGAAGCTGCAACTTGGACAGTGTTTCCAATTCTGTGATTGGGTCGGTCCTACTATTCGCCTCTTCTGCTCGTTCAAGCAAGGTGTGCACGGTCACATTTGGAGTTCCGGTCACACGCATAGAGGTCTCGTAGTCCACATGCTCGCTCGTGCAGAAAGATGCATCGGCGTCATACGCCATCTCTGCATATTTCCGCGAGACACTAGGCAGTATCCCGGAGAAGTCACAAGCACGTCCTATTGCTGAGGCAGCGGCGAGCCGTCTGAGCTCAACACTGTTGCCCTCCTTGGCAGCTTTTATCGCACTTGGGCTGCAGCTCACCCCTGCGTTAGAGAGCGCACGCGGCAACTCTGGACACGCGATGCTCTCATCGGTGACGCGTCCTGCAGTGAGTGAGATGTGAACCCCGACAAATGTGGCTCGCTTGTCGCAAAAAACGATCTTCATATTAAACCCCGCGCGTGCCCAATAATCAAGACAATCTTTCGTCATCCTGTCTTCAGGGCGAAGTGATGGATGCACTGCAAGGAGACTGTCGTCCCCCTCAAACGCGCCATAGCACCATCTCTCCATCCCGTGCTTGTCCTTGAACCTGCGCCTCTCCGCATTGAGGCATGTCTCAGGTTCTTCGAAGAGGGAACTATGCCACATGACATAATTCACCCACCAATTAAGGCAGCTCGTCCCACGGTGTCCACTCCGGCGAATGGAATCTATCTTCAGGAGACCCTCGGAGACTCTGAGCTTGAGCACCTTCTGTGTGGATGCCTTGTCATGTGACCTAAGCCACACCTCTGGACACACTCCCACTTCTAGCAGCACCTCCATCACATGAAACAAAACTGGATTCTCCGTTCGATCACGGACCGCTAGGGAGCACGTGGTGTCCCACGCACTCCCATCGCCTTCAATGAGGGTGGCGTGCTTGTGCTTTGCGTTATTCATTACTCTTTGAATCGCTGTTGGTTTGTCACAGTGTTTGATGCTTTTCTCCTCGAACCATTCAAACAGCAATGTCTCAAAGCAGTGGATTGTGGCAAGCGCCATTAATTGCCCGGCGTCACCGTCAGCAATCAACATGCGCGGCGCCTTGCCGCGGGGCATGGGCTCGAGTTTGACCGAGGCCTTGAATTCGTACTCGGGAAATGTCTTCGCGGTCAATTGATCAAGGGCAACACGCAGTCGCTCCGTGCTCCATTTCCCGGACTTTATCAGGCTGTAGTCAAGGTGCGTCTCGACCCAATGTATGATCCTTTTGCGTGAGAAGATGGCATACTTGTCGTTGTTGCCAATTGCATACTTGGACATTCTGCTAAGGTGTCGCAGCTCCTTGTCGTTCAACGTGCATGGCCTTTGTTTCTGATCGATTCTGGCAACGATAGCGGCCTTGACGTTCTCATCAGTCTTGGAGTACACAAGAGGTGCATCTTGTATGGGAGAAACTAACGCCCCCACCACCGTTGCACTTGGCGCTTCATTATGACCAAAATCCGCACCGAGGACACACACGCACTCACCGACTTGGGCAAGATGGTCATTCGACGAGCCAGGACAATTTGTTGGGGGTAGTGACTCCGGGGGCAGATGCTCGTAGCTTGAGTCTGCCATGCATCTCAGCACAACCGTCTCATAAACATCATCGAACACGCACTGTTCATATGCTTTCTTTGCGGCTACATAGAGAGCAATGCGTTCAGGAAGTGGTCTTGACCCCGGATTGAGTATTGGCTGTGGCTGTGACATGGGCGAGAACTTGCAAATGTCATATCCTCCCACCACGCTCTCATATATATCCTCCCACATGTTCATGGGCAATGGTCTGTCGACATACGACTCCGCGTCGTATGACCAACCACTTAGCCAACCTATGAATGATGGATGTCTCACATAGTCCACCATAAACGAGGCCACGGGATGCCCACAGACAAGCGACACTTTCCCGAGAGCGTAGTCAAGCAACTCCTCTGCGTGTAACCAAACACAATGGACGAGCTGGCTCGAATCGTTGGCATGGGCTTCGCTGTCACGCAGGCTAGCGATTATCCCAATGCGCTGGTAGATGAGCCGCATCTTACAATCTGGGTAGCTGTCAGTGTATGGTTTATAGGCATCATAGCTCATCTCCTCAAGAGCATGACCTATATGTCCAATATCTCCGGTTTCTTCTATGTACTCACGAAGCCCCGTCTTGTAATGGGACGTTTCGTTGCTATTTTTCTTGCCCATTGGGAATAGCACGCAAACGCCCTCATCCTTCCTGCTCTCAATACACACACAAATCTTTGATGGTCTTGGGGTTTCATTCGACCAGCTATCATGACTCGTGTACATTATCATGCCTGAGGACTTCCACTCGTTCTGCATGTGCGCTACTGACGGCATAGAATAACCACTCTCTGGCTCACTGCGGCTGTCCATACCTACATCACCTTGTCCACCAACGCTGCCTACCGTAGTCGGTGCTTGCCTTCGGGGTGTGCTGGGTGCTGCGGGAGGAACATTCACATTGACGAGAGTGTCGTAATCTGTCGTCTCATGCATCAACGGTGATGGGTAAATGCCCAGGTTGGGATGAGTGTTGTCATAATCATCGTAGCCAATGAAGCACCTGTTTGGTCCATAGACTGGGTGACAATAATCTTGATACCGTCTGTAGAGCAAGAGGAAAGGGGCCCTCCATGAAGGCATCGACATGCTTAAGACGAAGTCAGCGATCATCTCCCAAGACTCGCGATCATCTTCATCGTCTTCCTTGACCGGCCTCAGTGTGGTGCTGCGTCGTGTCGCATGCCAACTATGTGCATTGTACGCCTGCCACACAACTCCTGAAAGCATGCCCACTCGCACGTAGAATGTCCAATCTGTGAGACACTCACTGCAATGCTGCATGAAAGTGTCTCTTGATGTTGACCATCCATGTGTATATGCGTCATGCAGGACCTCAAAGACCATTGATATAAGGCTTTGACGCGGCTGGAGTTCTGAT